GTGAGGTTAATAGTGTTATTAGAGTGGTATGTGCAACTTTACATGTGTTACATGTGAGGTTGTTGTTGTAGGTGTTGTTAGTGTTGGTGGTGTGGGTAGTTGTGTTAGTGGTGTGGTGTAGTGAACTTCGGTATCATGCTATAGTTGATGGACATGACTATGCACTGATACACGGCAACTCAACAGACAGTTAGGTGCTGAATATTGTTATGGTGGTCACTAGGTAGTTAGTGTTGTTGCTGTAGCTAACTGCTGGGTTAATGAGCCATAACGAATGTCATGTCCATCTTTCTGTGGCTTGAGCCGATGTCCGCTATGCTAAAGCCGAACGGATGAGCTTGCTCACCGGCGCGCGACAGGAGCGTTCCACATGTTAGACAAAGTCGTTGTACACAGCGAGACCCAAGTGATTGGGGATTCTGAGGGTGGCGTCAGGGATGCGTCATCCAAAGTTCCGTTTGCTAAGACTACCGTGTATCAAAACGATAGTTTTGGTTATAGGAACTGGCGGCAGATGATGAACACGCCTGTTGGTGATTTAGTTGATCGTACTGCCGTAGAGTTGTCTAGAAGGAGTGGTTTCTGGATTGATTGGGAACCTCGGTCCAGGTACGAAGTGTCTAAGCTGTATGAGTCGTTGCTCCCTTATTTTGAGCCGGCTAAGTGTCACTTTGCGGGTGAGATCCTGAGGCAAGCTATCTCTTCCGTGCGTGACAAGCTGGTTGGAGTGAAGATGGTTGGGGTTAAACCTATCACTCTAGATCAGTCTGCAGCTAGGGCAATCGCTGACGAACGGTTTGATTCGGCGTCAGGGGCTCCTTTCTTCAGCCACAAAGGCGAAGTGGTTGAGGATACACTCAAGAGAGCGAAGTGCGTCTTGAAAGGACGGTTCGCCCCCGCTCCAGCTGTGGCCTATTATAGGACACAGGTGAAGAAGGTGAGGTTAGTATGGGCTGTTCCGTTTGAGATGATCATGATAGAGGGTATGTATGGATATCCTCTGATTGATGCTCTCTCTGCAGTGTCGACACCCTATGTGATTGGGCATTCACGCAGTTGGTTGCAGACGGCGGTTCAAGGATCGTCTTCTACAACGGGTGGATGGTGGTCTGTTGACTTTAGCAAATTTGACTCTTCGTTACCGCCTGTTTTGACTCACGCAGCGTTTGATTTGCTTCGTGAAATCATTCCAGGGGAGGAGCCAGTTTGGTCTTTAATCACAAGATACTTCCATACTTGCCCCATAGTCATGCCTGATGGCTTGCTCTATAAGGGTAGGAGGAAGGGTGTTCCCTCGGGTTCACTATTTACACAGATCATTGATTCACTGTGTAATATGATTGTGATTGAGTACCTCGCACTACGCATGAAACTTCGCATTAAGCGATATTTCGTGTATGGTGATGATGCTATCGTCAGGTTGAGCTTAAGACCAGATTTTTCGACTGCCGCATCTGTGGTTGATGAACTTGGGCTTAAGATTAACTTAGAGAAGCAATATTTCTCTAGAGACCCTCACTTTCTGGGGCACCACTTTTCTGCTTCCAATCTTTCCTGGCGGAGAGATGCAGGGGAGGTGCTTAATAGGTTTTGTTTTCCAGAGAGGCCGAAGAACTTGTTGTATCCTGAAAGGATCGCGCGTGCTATTCAATATCTCATTGAGAGCCCTAATGATAGGGATCTCTGGCGAGTCATTGGGCAGTACGTCAACCTACTGACTCATGGGGAACCGGGGTTTCCCACTGAGCCTGGCGTAGTTTGGTATACGCTAAAGGATTATACGCGTTCAGCGAAGCGGAAGTACGCTTTGTCGAATGTCCCTTTTGTCAGGGAGGTTCTGAAGAATCCCAACGCACCAGTGTATTACCTAACACACCTGGCTTCAGTGTCCGGGTGGTAGCAAACGGGGTGAAGCGCAAG